GGAACATCCTGAATTAGTGGTGGGAATAGCTTCCGCTAAACCAGAAAGGATGATCCGTCCCCCTAGTAATAGGGGGTGCGTAGTTGTGGTCGACTTTCGACTTCCACTACGTCCCTCGGAATTAGCAAATTCGAGGGAGGGATCTCAAGAAGATCTCCACTTGTTAGGGAGGCAGCAAATCGCTGCACCCAATCGTGAGAGAATGTTTTACATTCTCCTTCTTGTACCTGCTTGTCCACCATTTCGGTGAACTTGCGTTTCCTTACATCCCATGATTTCATGGTATATGAGGAGGAGGAGCGCGGATGATACCCGTGCTTCTCCGATATATCAGGGAACAAAAGATCTCTGAATATATACGGTCTCTCGATCAGATTTATGGCATCATTAATCGAGATGAAGCCAGCCGCCGAAGCGGCGGATAGCTTCTTCCGGAAGTTCCAGCTCTGGAACTCCTCCGGACTAACGTCCACGACGGATTGTATCTCGTCGACGTTAATTGCCTTAGTCAACTCAACGTTGCCTAGGAATTGTCTGACCTGATCTTGTATCACGTCTGACTCAAGCCCCCGCGCACGAGCGTTAGAAGCGAAGCTACTAACAATCCTGCGCTCCAGGTGGGAGCTCTCACCCGATAGGATTTTTCCTATCAGGTGGAAATGAGATTCGGGAAGATCAGCCATCATGCTGATCAGCTCGTCGGGCTCAACGTGCCAGCCTGGCACGGCGAGTCCACCCAGTGATACTGGAAGATGCCTCTCAGGCCCTTGGCTTAAGAGAGCGGAAAACCGATCGCTAAATCGGCGGGAAGCCCAACGTCTTAGTTGGACTACCGGTGCCTCTAACCAGCTGAGTACTCTGCTGAGCTGGTGCGACTTACCTATGCCCGGATTAGGTTCGTCTTTACCTTCGTGTTCTTTCGAGCACGGGGAAATCAAGCGTAGCTTGATGGCATCGACGTGGATATGATTTTCATATCCAAGTCGCCAGAGAAACTTCCGAAGGAAGAGATCTCTGGATGAGTACCCTGCTGTGAGAAGAAACTCCTCACAGTATGTCGCCCCAACCCGGGACACAAAGTTCTGGGACCAGGACACGGACATTCCGTTGTCATGGTGGGCGCGAGTAATTCCTCGCAGGTACTCTTCTGGGCCGGTGGCAACGTGGTCGTCACCGGCGCAGGCAAAACATCTCCACCAGGCTGAAGGGATGGTTTCCATCTCTCCAACTCGTCTGGCAAGGTCAGACGTTGGGATGTCTTTGCTCCTAAATCGAAGGAACGCTTCTAACTCCGCGCATAGGTTATGCAGAGTTAGAACGCACTTTGCTCCTGGATCACCCATGAGGATTCCCCTCCGGGTGTACCAGATCTCACAGCCGCGGCCCTCGACGACGGCTCTGGGTGAGCAAAGTAAACGATTTGACAGACGGTGGTAAGCTGATAGCTGACCAATACCTGTGCAAAACCCGTCCAGCATTGCTTGACTGTAGGAATGAACACAGTAGTCCGTCGCAGTTGTTAGGTCTGACGACAACATCATCAGATCTAACTGTCCACTCTCCGGATGTTCCTTTGAGTGAACGGCCTTCGCGTATTCAAATCCTTGGGCTGCGCGGGTAAAACCGGCGCGCGCCGAAGGATGCTGCTTGAGCCAACCGGCCAAGTGATGCGAGAAGGGCTGTAGGAAGATTGTAATACAAGCTTCGCCTACAGTGACGACCCTGGACTTAGCCCCGGGTTCGCCAATCGAAGACCTACGAATCAATGCGTAAGCCTCAGCTGATAGCTGTAACGATTCTGGGTTGTGCGGGTCACCAGCTAATAGTTGGAGCTCACACATCCGCTCGATGGACCACTGATGTAGCTGAAAACCAGTGACCTCATCAAGACCATAGAGAGGATCTTCGTACTTGAAATTCAAGAAATCGAAGAAGGTGTCCTGGCGTGATTCTCCCGCCCGGACTTCGTCTGCAAAGGCTCCAGTTTTATCTCTGGGTAGTGCCTTTACGAATGACATCCAGTCTTTACGACAGCATGTCATCCAACGGGGAAGACCAGCGATTTCCGCGGTCTTCCGGCCCAAAACAGAAAGGCCCTCACGAGTTTTCGTGGGGACGCTTTCCATCCAATTTCGAAAATCTTTCGAAATCTCAGCCGCCCGCCCGCCTTCCTTGACTGAAAAGTCAAAGGAAGATGAGTTGGTTAAAGAGAGGTGAGCAGCCGACCCACGCTGCGCCTCCGCTTTAAGTTTTGAGCCGATGAGCCGAGACAGGTTGAAGAGTAAACTTCTCCTGTCTTCGGACTCTTCATGCGCACTTGTCAAGACGACCCGGTGTTTTGCCAAAGACTGGGCTCTTGTTTTGGAGTCTCCAGGGGGAAGTCCCCTTGAAGACGTCAAATGCGCTACTCTAGTCAAGCATAGCTTGGTTTCAGCCCCTTTGTCCACGATCGGTCCGATCCATGGGCAAAGCTTTAGCCAGAAAGCAGGAAACTTATCTCTGTTTTCTGGACCGAAACCTACCAAGTCACTTGGATTGGGAGGTTTCGCAGTCTGCGATCGAAGTGCGAACCACTTCAGTAGTGATCCAAACGATTTCCACTGACGTGTGCCAGCGTCGAC